GAACAGTCTGCTGAACTCCCTGGCAAACATGGATGAAACACCTGCTGATCGCTTCCGTACCCTGACCAGTTGCCGCCGTGCCCTGGAGGCGTACAAGGCAGACCATCCCTATGCGGTAGTCGATTAAGCTTTGTAACACGGCCCCTACACGGGGCCTTTCTCGTACTATGATGACCAAGTCAACCAAAGGAGACAGCCAATGCGCAAATTCCTGACTGCAGCCTTGCTTGCTGCTACCATCCTCGGTACCGCAGCCCCCAGCTACGCCACTGCACCAGACGAGTACCAGGAACACAATGACCTTGTGACTGCCCTGCAGGCCAACGGTGTTCAGGTTTATCTGGACTCTGATGAGTGCGTCCCTGGCCTGGGAGGCTTCTACCACAGCCCCAGCCGATCGCTGGTGATCTGCAACGGGGGCAGCCGTCAGATGACCCCAGAAAACATGAACACGCTGGTCCACGAGGCAGTACATGCAAGCCAGGACTGCCGCAACGGCGTTCAGGGCGACCGCATCCTGCATCCCGTCCTGAAGCCAGGCGTCATCGAAGAGCTGGCAGCACAGACTGGCACCGACCTGAACCGCATCGCGGAAGTCTATCGCTCCCATGGTGCCAATGACCAAACTATCTACCTGGAGTTTGAAGCCTTCACCGTGGCCGCTGGCATGCCTGCCAGTGCTGTCACCGCTGCCCTGAACACCTTCTGTGGAGCTGCACGATGAGCACCCTCGCTGGTGTCTCCCAGGCCGTCCTGGACGCCACCTACAACGCTTATGACCCCAAGGACCCCATTGCCCTTCGTCGCTGCGCCACCGCCGCCCTGCGGGCTGCTGCAGAGCACTGCGTACCTGACGACAGCGAAGGGCACTGGATTTACACTCCAAACGTTCTCGCCATCGCTAACGAGCTGGAAGCACAATGACTGGCGATGATCTCGACGAATTTTGTCTACACTGGTGGGGTTCAGACACTGACCTATTCTCGATTACAAACGCAATCGAAAGTGGTGTCATGACCGAATTTGCCAGGGCCATTATCGAACTCTACAGCCAACAGGAGAACAAATGAACTACTTCCAATACTATGCTCAGCACGTTATCCCGACAGGCCTTAAAAGTTTTAGTTATGCTTTCCAGAACTGGGCTGACTACATGACGGGCAACTACAAAGATTATATTTCGTACCTAACGGAAGACCCTGAAGCAGACTGCCGTGACTGGTTCTGGAGTGTACTGGGTGAAGACAATGTTTATCCAAAAGAATTTATAGAGTACCTTGAAAACATGGTAGATCAAATTGACCAAGGAGAAATCCAAACAATACCCTTCAATTTTGATTCCCTTGATTCCTTTGTGGGGCTTGAGGATGATGACGCTTAGCCTGCTGCTATTTGCGCTTTTTATCTTTATTTTGTGGTAAAGGGCCCCGCACCGCACAAAAGTGTGGTATAATATCCAAGACCTTCCTCAGGAGACGCAAATGACTGACCCCGTGACTACCTGGCTTGACTCTGCTGGCCGCTACCCTGTGCTTGCCGAGGAAACCGTTCTGCTACTGACCCGGCAGATTCAGGACCCTGACACGAGTGCAGACCGCCGCCGCCGTAACATCGACAAGCTGGTGCGGCATAACATGAAGCTGGCAGCTACCATTACGCTGTCCTTCATCAAGAACCAGTCTAAACTTAGGCTGAGTGACGACCGTGTGGTTGATTACCTGCAGCAGGCTGCATTTGGCCTGATTCGTGCAGCAGAGAAGTTCCAGCCCACCAAGGGCTATAAGTTCAGCACCTATGCCAACAACTGGGTGCGGCACTACCTGCAGCGCTATCATTACGACCAATGGTCGATCATCCGTGTGCCTGAAGAGGTGGTGCGTCTTGCTGTCAAGGCCAACAAAGGTGGACCAACCCCTACCTACAAGGGCCGTGTCAACGACGCTATTGCCGCCCACAACCTTATGGACCTGGATAAACCAACCACCAGCGGTACTGAGCAGCTGACCCTTGGCGAGGCCGTCGAGTACAAGGAGCCGGTATTTTATAAGATGCACAACGGCACTAATCTGAATACTCTGTACAGCGCTGAGGCGGTAGCCAGCTTTGGCAGTCCCCTGATCAACGCCGAGCAGGAGAAGTCCTTTACCACCTGGATGCAGGACAACAACTACTCCGAACAGGAGCAGACCAGCATCCTGCGGACCATCCACCGCGTCAAGAAAAAGCACAGCCTTACCTGATATACTGAAGAGTACCACTCACTACAAGAGGAACGCAACATGGCTATGATTTCACTGGCCGGGACCGTCACTGGCGGTAAAGACGGTGTAGCCGTCTCGGTAAAAGAATTTGAAGGTGGCGACAAGCTGGCTAACTTCAGCGTCGCAGACCGTCAATACTTTTACAGCAAAGACCCGGACAAGAAAGGCCAATTCTATAATGTCCAACTGCGTGGCAAAGCTGCAGAAATTGCTGCCGACCGCATCAGTAAAGGTGACAAGATCGCTGTAACCGGACAACTTGTCCAGCGCGATTACAATGGAAAGACCTACATCGATGTCGTCAATGCCCAGGTGACCTACTTGGAGCCCCGCCGAGAAAACACTGAGGAGGACGCACCTTTCTGATCACCAGGCTAAGAGTCGCAAGCCCCTTGACCCGGGGCTTTTTTCATGGTAAGATGACTGAGTACCAAAAGGAGAGCGATGAATCTAGCTGAATCTGAAATTGCCCCAGGAACCGTTGGCCCCCTGCTGGATGAGGTGCCGCTGCTGACCGTAGCCATGATCCGACCCTATGTCGTGGCTGCAGTGCTGCACAGGGGCGCCGTCAGGGCAGAAGAACTGTACGCTGCTCTGACACCGCACTGTGCCACCACTGATTTGCAGACCGGCGCCTGGAGTGCCATAGAGGGAGACTATCTGGACTGCACCAGGCTTGAGCTGCTAGTGGGCGAGGCCCTGGGGGAGTTTGTATCTGCCGGCCGTCTCCGTTACAATTGTCAAAAAAACATGTGGGTCGCAGACGAAAAAGCTCTGGTATACTGGGTAACGAAGGCAAGTGAACTCGATGCTCACCTGCCCAGACACATTCTGTCCAGGGCAAATGCCCGCAATCTGAACACCCGCTGTCCTTTCTGATGAACGATCCTCAACAAGCTGCTGCTGCCGCTGCAGGCGTAATTGCAGGAGTTACTGCCTTTTGCATTATAACCCTTCTGCAGGGTTGGGCACTTATTGCTATCCTTGGTTGGCTTAATACCGGCATCAGCCTGTCGCTGTTTCAAGCCGCTGTAATCAGTGTTTTTCTGCGGAGTATCCTCACGTGACCTGGCAACCGAACAGCCCAGACGATTTGTGGAACATAGACGCCTTACGGGAAGCACTAAAGACTGGAACTATGATAGACCAACGCCTGTACGATAGACAGGTGAAAGGCAGCTTCTTAGTCATCATGCCCGATGGTAAAGTCTACAAGAATTTGACCTGGGAAGAGAGCAACTTTTTATTCCGCAATTACAAGGCCCGCGTAAAGCAAACATCATATGACAACCCCAAAAAAGAAAAGAAAAGAACGCTACCAACGGAACTTAGAAAAGCAAGTCCAGGAGGCGAGCAACCCCCCATCTGAGGGGCAGTACTGCGTTATGTGCAAGAAAACGGGCAACAAGGTTCGTGGCCTAAATTGGGAGCAAGCTGTTCGTGTCTGGAATGACATGGAATCAGCTATTATTCTGAATGACCAACACGTTCGTAACTGAAGGAGTTTCTGACATGACTGACATGGTGAATCGCCCCTCGCATTATACGGAGGGCCGCAAATACGAAACGATTGACGTTATCGAAGACTGGCAGCTTTCTTATCGACTTGGTAACTGCGTTAAATATGTGAGCCGTGCTGGCCGCAAGGATCCGGCGAAGACCGTCGAAGACCTGCGCAAGGCCCAGTGGTACCTGTCACGCGAAATCGAAGCGCTGGAAGGCGCCAAGACCCCCTACAGCGTCACCTACGAGGATGTACTGCAGGAGTACGCAGCATGCGCCGCAGATGGCGCAGAGCCCCGCAGGAGCCTCGATGAGGCCTATGACGCCTGGGAGGCTCTATAGCGTCAATACGACCTCTGGGACCCCTCTGTAGGGCCTTGTGAGCCCCCCTCAGACGACTTTACGGGCCAAGCAGAGTGGGATGCGCCGGCTGCGGATAAATGGGGGGACTTCTTGAATGGCCAGTTCTGCGAAGTGGACCTTGACGAGCTGCACAAAGACCTAGACCAGTTCGAGACAAACGAAATTGTCAACACATTTGAGCGGCGTGGTCTGATTTTTGGTGTTGATAAACTGGGTAAAACTTACATCCTCGGTGTTGACGGTACCTCCAAATGAAAACAGTAGCGCTTTTTGGCAGTGCAAAGGTAACCCCTGATCAGGCAATCTACAGAGAAACTACCAAAGCAGCCCAACTGCTGGCCGAAAATGGATGGTGCATTGCTACCGGCGGGGGGCCAGGCCTTATGGAAGCTGCCAACATCGGAGCCAAGCAGGGCTGTACCGGAGCCACCTGTTCACTCGGCTACTCAATTTATTTGCCAAACGAAGCCTGCACAAACGCAGCAGTGCAGATTAACAGTCATCACAACGATTTCTTTACCAGACTCAAACAGTTTACTGATGATTGTAGTGCTTTTATTGCTCTTCCTGGTGGCGTGGGCACTAAGCTAGAGATCCTGACCGTAGCGCAACTACTGCAGGTGGGGCACATCGAACCACGGCCGCTAATCCTGGTGGGGCCAATGTGGAAAAAAATTATGGATTATAGTATCAAACATCTGCATGCTAACGGCTTTGTCAGTGACTGCGACCTACAACTCTGGGCATATGCTAAAAAGCCAATGGATGCCGCCCGGATGCTCCTTGACTGACGACCTTTATTAACCCCGTCTAGGCTCTACTAAAAGTAGAGCTTTTTTTATTGCCTGATAGACTGTGTAAAACAGTTGTACCAATGGACTACCAACTAGAACTTGTCATGCCGTTATTCTCCAAGGCAAGACCACGCCTAGGTCCACGTGGTGCATTTATGCCTCCTGCGTACAAAGAAAAGCAGCGCCGAATGCGCGTGCTGATCCGAGACCAATGGAAACAAGACCCCTTAGAAGGTCCACTGCGTCTTGAAATTGAATGCTGGGGAGAAGGCAGGGTAGACGCTGATAACATGATCGGGGCACTAATGGATGCCGCTAATGGGATCCTCTGGTATGATGACCGTGTATCCATTATACCTGAAATCTCTGTACGTTGGCACAAAGCCAAAAAACAAGAGTCGAAATGGGTTGTACGCATTACGGAGCTGATCGATGGATGAAGGCCTGACACTTTCTGAACAACTGAATAAAGAAAGGCTGAAGCGTGTAATCGCCAGCAGCCAAAACATAGAACAGCTGCGTGAGGCTGCACTGTATCTGCTCACACTAGCCTTCAATCAAAAAGCCACACTGCGTTGGCTTGCTACTCACTCCTCCTCTAACAAATGACAGCAATCTCCTGGATGCAGCCGGATGCGGCATACCGTAGAGACCCTGGAATCGCACAATCCAGCCTAAAAAGCATTCTCCTCAGCCCAGCACACTACCAAGCAGCACTCAAAAAACGATGGCCAGCCACACCCAACATGACTTTGGGCAGTGCGCTGCATTGTGCTGTACTTGAAGGGCCAGAAGTTTTTAACGCCACGTACGTAACTCGCCCTGATGACCTTAAACTGACCACCAAAGAAGGCAAAGAATGGGCTGCTGCCCAGAAAAAAGCAGGCAAAACCGTTCTGACGGGTGAGCAGACAGAACAGCTGGAGGGTATGACCAAGAGCCTGCAGAAGCTGGAGTGGTTCGCCCCAGACCGCCAGCAGGAGCTGCGTAAGTACTCTGAGCTGTCTATCTACTGGGAATGGTGCGGCATTGACTGTAAGGCCCGCCTGGACCGTGTAATTGAGCTGGAGGACCAAGTACTTGTACTTGACCTGAAGACAACGGACTCTGTAGCACCTAAGAAGTTTCTGGATAAGGTTATCTACCTTAATTACATGTTCCAAGCAGCTTATTACAGCGAAGCTGCCGCAGTAGCATTTAAAAAACCCGCAACCTTCATCTTTGTGGGTGTTGAACGGGACCCTCCCTACTGCATCGACTACTTTACGCCTGGCCAGGACATGGTAACCGAGGGGCGCAGCCAGTGCGAATTTGCTTTGAATACCCTGAAGCAGTGCTTCCTGACCGACGAATGGCCAGGGCCAGCTGCAAAAATGCACGAAATGCAGCTGCCGGACTTCTACCGCAGCCCAATACCTGCTATAATGGCAGAGGACGAGCCCCTCTTTTGATGAACATCCGCATCGACAGCAGCCCCGCAGGCCGTACCACCTACTACGACTGGGAGATCAACATTGATAACAAATGTTACAATGGGGTCAACACCGAGCTGGAGGCTGCTTTTGAGAGTATAATGGGTGCACTGCGAGACCACGAGGTACGCATCCAACGCCGCTTTCAACGAACTGAGTACTGATGGCAATTATCAACACCGACTATAGCGGAGCATCTTTTCCGAAGGTGCATCTAGAATTCGTCACTCCAAACGCCGAGCGCTTCATGGGCTATGTGGCTCGCGTCAGCAACCCCAGCAATCAGGACAACCCCAAGGTTGCTGGTCTACTGAAATATTGTATCAAACATGGCCACTGGAGCGTGTTTGAGCATGCTCACATGACCCTGGAGGTCACCACTACGCTGGACATTGCCACCCAGATCCTGCGGCACCGCAGCTTCACCTTCCAACAGCTGTCCCGTCGGTATGCAGGCGAGGCTGAGGCGCCCCTGAACATCCACCTGCCCCACCTGCGGGCACCACACCCCAAGAACCGCCAGAAAAGCGTAGATGAGCTTCAGAGTGACACTCAGCTCTGGTTCCAGGCCAAGCTTGATGAACACTTCCGCCAGGCAGAAGAGCTGTACAAGGCTATGCTAGAACACGGTGTGGCTAAAGAATGCGCTAGAGCCATCCTGCCCCAGGCCGCCGAGACCACCCTCTATATGACGGGGAATTGTCGCAGCTGGTTGCATTATATCGCCCTCCGTTCTGCAAACGGCACCCAGGAGGAGCATCAAGCCGTAGCCCTCAAGGCAAAGGCGATCTTCCGCGAGCACTTCCCGAGCTGCGCCGAAGCAATGGACGACCTTAACTGGAGCATCTGATGACTGAAGATGACAAAGAGTTCCTGGTTGAATTTCTAGTAGGGTTCTCTTTTAACCTACTTGTGTGTTCATCTTTCATTCTGTTCATTCTTCTTTTTCTCTGATGGCTGATAAACTTGTTATCAACGTTCTCTCTGATGCTGTAGATGCCCTTGGAGAGCATTACCCCGGCTACGAAGCAACCTACGAAGCCGACATGACACACCAAAGCGTGCATTCATGGTTCAAGATCTTTGAAAAGGTTCTACTCGCTCAGGGCTTCTCATCCCACGTCATTCAAAAGGGCTGCATGGAGCTTGCCTTTAACGAGTGGCGTTCCAAAGAATCCATGCAGAAGTTGTACGATGAGTAC